CCTTTCATAGTAGCTTCTACAGCCTCTAATGGGTTCACCTTACCTGTATACTCTATCTGACTAGCAATATCTCTTCCACCATCAAATGCTGCGAATCCTCCTGCTCCACCTGTGACTCTTTCAACTGCACCTTTAACAAGTACCCTAGCTTGACCAATAGGAATATTTATTTTTTTAGAAAGTATATTTGCTGTTTTATCTGCTAACCTACCAACTGTTTTTAAATTTTTTAAGTTTGCACCTGCTAATCCACCGTACTTAAATAATGCAGCATCTACAGGCATCACCATTGCTAATGCGCCAGATGCTAATTGCTCTAACTTATTCACAGGATAATTACTAACATCTACAGTTTGATCCGTGCCCATGATTCTAAATACAGCACCTGTAATAGATTGTTCCATTGCAAGATCTACAATATTAGGAGGAGTACCTCCAACATCTTTAACTACTTTTCTATAAGCATCTCTTTCACTTAAACCTTTTTGCTTTTCTTTAGCAATTTCATTTTGTAAAAATAATTTATTTTGAGCTTTTGCTACATCAGCAGCAGACATAGGTTCTTCGGGTTCTATTATCTCCCAACCATATTGCTGTAACATAGCTTTACCACTCAATGTTTTCGTTAAAAGATATTCTCTCCCTTCAAAGCCAGGTATAGGTTGTGAATACTCATTTGAGCTAACTCCAGGCTCTTTTTTAGCAGGTGCTGCTCTTAATGAAAAACGACCTTGCTCAGGGAAAACCTCATCAGGTTTTATTTTAGAACCAGTAGTAGTAACCTTAGCTTCAAATTGGTCAAAGCTACCGAGATTATTAAAAGTTTTAGAGGCTACATCATAAAATAACTTTCTCTTATTAGAGTCTTGCATCTTTTTCTCAAATTCATTATAAGTACCTAAGTTATTAAAAGATTGAGAAGCTGTATTGTATAAAGCCTGTAATGATTCTTTTGGCATTAAAATCCTGGTATATTAGTTTTTGTTGATTCAGTAGAAGAACTTTCGACACGTGTCCTAAGAAAATTTTGTTGCCTACGTAAAGAGTCTATTTCCGAGTTATATTGCTTTACTTCATTTTCCGTTAATGGAGGAAGGCCTCCAATTTTTCTTTTAGTTGGATTTAATAAATCTTGATAGTCTTCGATAGTTTTTTGCAGACCAGAATAGGTAACTCCACCAGAACTGCTACTTATTTTTGTAGGGTCTTTCTTGGTACCTCTTTCTATATCTGATTCCAATACTCTTCTTTTTATTTCTTCTTTTCCTGGAGCAGGTGAACCGCCCACCATATCAATAGATTCTCTAACTTCTCTCTCTAACCTTGCTACATCTGGTTGCTCACTAATTTTAAATTCAGCTTCTTTCTCTTCTTTACTAGGCATAAACTGAAAATCAGGAGATACAGAAGAAAATACTGTACTCGCCCCTGTTTTACCATCAGAAGCAATAATCATTCTCTTACCACGCATAATCGCTTCTCTATTCGCTTGCGTTTGCTCAACATTACTTACCATGCCATTAAAAAGATCAAGCTCACGCTTGAGACGATTCTTTTCATCTTCTTGTCTTTTTAACCTATCTTGCAGACTAAGTTGTGCTGCTTGTTGTATACCAGAGGAGACACCTTGAGCGAAGCCACCTGCAAATGCCTGCGTTGCCGTGGGTCTTTTCTTTGTTTTAAATTTAAAAGCCATTATTTACTCCTTTAAGTGAAGCTGTTATAGTCTGGAACCTCTGTTCCAGGAAGTGAACCACTGCCAAATGAAGTTCTTTGAACAGAAGGTTTTCGTGTGAAAGCACTTGTTAATGCGCCACCTATCGCTCCGCCTACTGGCCCACCAACCGCTGTTCCTATCGCAGTACCTGCAGCACCTAAAATACCTTCCCACCACTCTGGACTACTATCTAATTGTGCTTGAGTCTGCGCCCTTGCAGTTTCTTGACTCATAATAGCTCTTGCCATTTGATCTTGAATCTGTTGTTGCGTTTGACCTAGCTGTGCCATTGTAGTCTCCTGTCCTATTGCTAACTTAGGAACTTGTTGTAATTGTTGTGCAGTTTGTGCTTCAATACCTGTAAGCCTATCTAATAAGCCTCTTTCCGCTCTTTCTTGAATACCTGGAGTTAAGGCTTCTAAAGTTTGAGCTTCTCCACCAGTGCCTAAGATTGAGCGTTGTAACTGGCTCATAAGCTGACCTTGTTGTCTAGCACCAACTCTTTCTGCCATTTGTCTTTGCGCTCTTCCAGACCTTTGAATAAGTTGCTCTAGTTCCCCAAGTTGCGCTTCTGTTTTCTCTTCAGTTTCTTCAAGCTCTGCCATTCTACGAGCTTCTTCAGAACCTCTTTGAGCTTCTTCTAAGGTTTCATATAGTTTGCCATCATTTGCTTTAAATAATCCTGTTTCTGGATCTCTTACTGCTCCTGCTTGAGTTCTTAAAGCGTATTTTCTTCTTACATCTTTCCTTAACTTCTCTTTTATTGATTCCGAAATCAACGGCATCTTATCAATATCAGCTAATGCTTTTTCTAGTTCATCCATTATAAATCCTTTGCTTTTTTAATTTCTGAGAAATGCCACTCTTCATTTAGCTTTACTGCTAAGTAAAACTTACCTTCTTTAGTGCATATCCCAATATCTGTGTCTTTACCTTCTTGAGGACTAAAAAATCCTTGCTTAAGGTTAAAAATCTTATCTTGCTTACCATCGGTAAGTGTTTCAATGGTTTCTTCCATTATGGATTACTCCCTTCTATATCATAATCAATATCTATGCCATCGATGCGAACATTGCTTTCAGCTCCATAGATTTCAATCTCAATGCTTTTTCCGAGTTCATTCACAATACTAGAATATGTTTGCAACGTAGAATGCTCAATCATTTCTTGTGTAATGGATGCAGTATCACTGCCATCTATATACACCTTATAAGACATAGCTGTACCTGAATTACTACCTTTATATGTAATGTGTAATTTTGTAAAGCGTTTAAATTTATCAGGTAAACCAAAGTCATATCTTTTTGTCTTTAATAACATTGTAGAAGTCGCATCATTTGCTGTACTACTGAAAACATTAGCAACCTTCTTGGTTTCCCCTTCATACGTTTGTAATTCTTGCGTATCAGATAAAACAAATTGACTTTGATAATGACCTGTGAACCCATCAAATTTAGACCAAGATTGTGTATCAAAGTTATACGCATACATTGTATTCGCATCAAAGTCATAATTAACAACTAAGGTATTAATATTTGCGTGGTAGCCAAGAGATAATGCACCTTCATTTATTTTAAGGTCTAATGATTGGTAAGTATCTCTAATTAAAAGAGAAAGTTCGGATACTTCTGTTCCACGAATAAGACTTACTTGTTTATTATCTGCAAAGCAAATACCAAAAGGAGTATCTATCACTGCGTGTTTATGCAAACAACCAATACCTGCAATATGTCTTTCTAAAATAAAATTTACTGATTGTGCGCTTTGTATTCTATAAATATAAATATTTCTTGTTTTGAATACATATAATCTATTCTGAGAAGAATGTAATACAGTTATTTCATCGCCATCATTCTTACCAACATCAACAAACTTGGTTCCCACCACTGCCTCATCGAGCTTAAAGTTATCAGTAAAGACAATGCGATTCTTTTCACGAAGTGTTTGGTCATTCTCATCCTTAAAATCTATATTTGCATAAAATGCTTTATTACCAACAATAGTCGCTGTATTCCATTTAATTGGTTTTAATCTAGTTTCTGCAGCTCTTCCTGTAAGTGAGTTATAGGTAGATAGCTTTAAACCATCATTTGGTATATACCAAGTAGCAAGTTTATCTGTAGATACAGCTGCAGCAAAAGCCCTAGCATCATTCATATTAAATGGGGAATCGACCTCTTGTTCTTCACCAGTCCAAGTTTTCCACTTTACTGTTGCTCCGCTACCAATACCTGTTGTTAAGGTTGTACCACTTACAGATTTAATACTTGCAATAATTGTAATTGTTTGAGCTAATTGCGCAGAAGCATCAGCTAAAGTAGTGGCAGATGTTGCAGGATACACAAAAACCATATTATTTGCAGTAAAGCTTGTTCCCCAACTACTTGTACCGTCTTTTTCTGTGAACGTACTTGATGTTGAAGCATTAATATTTTCATAACTATCTGCATTAGCAGCATAAGGTTCCATACATGGGATCCAGTATCCATTATTTGTTTTAATCGTTGAGCCACTTCTGATGACTACATCTTGTGCAGAATCTTTAGCTCTTGGGTCTTCTGAAAAACCATGCTGAGTGTCATACGTAGTTACTAGATACCAATCGACATCATCTTCGGGTTGCCAATATAAATTAATTCCTGTAATTCTTTTATTCCAACTTGCAAGAGAAGAACCAGTGAATGGTACAATTTGAATACCTGGACAATGCTCTCCACCTGTTGACCCAATAGAGTTTTGAGAAAATACACCTAT